AACATCAGAACCTGACCCACCTGCTAATGGTGCCTTCCAAGTCCAGTCATTAAGAACATCTAATGCCATTATCTGATTGTCTGTGGGTTCAAACGTTAAATCCGGCACAGGATCAATAGCACCTGTCCAAAAAAGACCAATAGACAAAAATAAGGTATTATTACCGGCACCCGGAACAAATGTCTGAATATTGTTAAAGTACACATTTCTATCTGTGATGAGAATATTAACATCTAATATGTCCGCAGCACCAGAAATTGTGCCAACACGAATCTTAACAACCGGGTCCGGAAGTGGGAATGCACCACCTAATGCAGCGAATTGATTATCCGTCACAAAAACACGGATATTCATTTCTAGCTCATTAATCAGAAGTTCCGATCCAGCAGGTATAAGAATAGGCGTAAATGGTGAAAGTGATAGACCAGTTGACCTCCAGCCATTGGCCTCAGTCGCCGGATTATGCCCATTTGCTTGGACTTGAACCCGAACACCCGGGCCATCACCCGGTGGAAGAGTACTATGCCCTGAACCCTGCAAAGCAGGGAGAGTATTAAATGAGCTAAAACTGAAATCCGCAAGCCATGTGCCAGTCGGAAATCCGAGATTAAAAGTGGGGTCTGGGAGTAAGTTACCCGTAACACCCCCAACGAGTTGCTCACCCGTGACCGAATCACGGATTATGATTTGATTTTCACCGACCTCGATAATGGCATCTTCATCCAACCCACGCTGGAATGTAAATGATCGCAGACCATCATTACTAACACTCTGGGTCACCCAATTACCGACGTCTACCTCAGCCTTGAATTGAGACCCTTCGCGCATACGCATGGGTCCTTGAACTAGTGGGTACCAGTTCCTTGCTCGCTTTAATCCCTTAGCGTAGGCGTCTAACGATACATGGCCGCGTAGCCGTTCATCGATTTCACCTGCAGCAAAGGATTCTTGAATTGGTGATACACGGGCCATTATTGGGCGTCTATGTTAGCCTTTAAAGCCGCATTCACTTGCGCGGCGGTACGGTTAGGTAATGAGTGCAAATCACGAAGGATATTGAATTCGCTGGGAAGCAAATCTACCAAAGCTCTCACGACACGCTCAACATCGACCGCAGTTTTAGCGCTGTCTTTCGAGGCAAGGTCTGTCGCCGCCGCAAGATCAGAATCGATTGTGGTTTGTTCACCAGCACTTGCCAATGAAACAACATCACCGGCAATCAACCAATACTTACTTGGTTGACCAGCAACCGCCGTTAAATCTGGATTAATAATCCAATCAGCAACGTCAAAATCCGGCGTATGAACCGATTTTAGAAATTGACCCGTAGTTCTGTTAAGTACATCCGACATTATTAAATCCTCAAAATTCCTTCCGCGTAAACCGGCGAGTTCAGTGGGTCCCCGGGAAACTGCCCCGGTCCGAGGTCGATGATCGAATCGGCTATGGTAGCCGCCGTACCGATCCCGAGTTCATTCATGGGCCACCGATGTTCCAGGCCATGAACAATACCATCTACACCACGTGCCTCAAACATGGTCTCAATTTCTGCTTGACTTAACGCACGACTATAAAGACGGATATCATCAAGCAACCCATCAAGCAGACGTTTTATGTTATCATTAAGGGCAGCAATCATTGTCGGCCTTGACCCGGCAAAGACATTACCAGACTCTGCATTGGTCGCATCCACAACTGCATTTATCCAAACTGTCTTATCCGACCCATCATACACCAGACAGATAAAGTACCACGTAAGAGCCGATAGTGCTTGTCCGCCATCAACCGTGGCCTCATTTATTGTCCCCCGAATATCTTCCGGGGATTCCTCAAATTGTATCGCCCAATCCTTTCCACTTGCACCAGTAGCATCACCCTTGGCAATTATCGTTTGCTCGTCGGCAGTTCCTACCGCATCAACATTACCCCATGCAGTTATGGATATTGCTGGGATCGAACCCAAGTCCAATGTGCCCAAATCAACGACAACATCCTCGCTAAAACCTGGATTTGAGAAGTTCATTGTCATTACGTGAAACTCACCCTGAATTGCACCAGTTCCCAATCGCCAAATTGATTATCGCCGCCTGTTGGGGCGATACGCGTCAATTCAAATTGGGTAAGTTCTCCTGCTGTGATACCAAGACTCGCCAATGTGACCGACTCCGAATCCTCTACGAAATTGGTATTGTTCGGCAATGCGATATCCGTTAATTGATCCCCAGCAGACCATGCTTGAACCAGTACATTGTCCGGGATACCACGATTGTAAATATTTACCCCTACATTATTGGGGGTGGGTTGCGGGGATATAGCTCGTGATGTGAAACCAAAGACAATATTTGTCGCGGTGCCTGGAATCTTCAAGAGGAAACCAACCCCCTCTTCAACAGTATCATCAAACCGTCGAACCGATAATCCGGGATTAAGCTGACCTGCTGATGCTGGAGCGAGGGCATTTACAGCCCAATCTGAGTTATTTGGATTCAGGAAATCTGATCCACCGAACTGAAATTCTGGGAAACCTGCACCGCCACCACCAGCAGCAGTTTGAACCACAATAATTACATCCGTGTTGTTGCTAGGTTCTGTGCCAACTTCAGTAACAGATACAATGATGATCTTACGATACGTGCCTTCATCCGTAACAGCGCCACACTCGACGAAAACTCTGTTATCGGCATTTATTCTGTCTTGTATAAACAGGACAGAGCCGGGTATCAACAAAATGTCCATGAACGCCGAAACATCCGTTGGACCGCCACTGTTCGTTTCACTGATATACAGTTCAGTGGCCGATGAAATATCGGCATTGTTAAACCTGACTTGTCCAAGAGCCGGTGGCTCAGTTGTCTCGGTACGAAACTTCCATACACCCAATCCTTGAGGTGATGGGGGCACCAGATCAATGATCTGTTGTAGGGTTTCTTTCTTGTCGCGATCATCACCAGATTGCCGGACTGCAGTTATGTCAGTCAGGGCAGGTGTGACTACCGCTACTAATTCTGTTACTCGTTGGTCAGCCATTTCATTCTCTCTAGTTTAACGGAACCATGCCACTTTTCGTTGGTTTTGATCCCCAGCTACAAATATGTCCCCATTATCTTCCCGATAAGTAAGTCCTCTAGGAACTACCACATCGCCTGCCGGTACATTTGGACCCGCAACTAAGTTACCCAACGTGTCAATGTCGAATGGAATTGTCATGTCGTATGAATTAAGAACCTGACCAAGCATCATATAGAGCTTAGTACCATCACCTGAGAAGGTTAAAGTATTTGTGCCCACTGGAGTAAAAGTTTTAACCTGCGCACTAACAATAGTTGATGCATCATAGGATACCGCTACTGTAAATTCATGAATTGGCGCGGTAGCCCCAATTGGTCCTTGAATCCAAAGTCTCAAACCATCGGCACTCCAAATATGATCCTGTGGTGTTATGTTTCCAGTTGGCGTCCACGATTTAGTTGTTGAGGGACCAAGAACTGTAATATCAAACGGAGTTGCCGATTGATCAAAAGTAGTAATCCTAACAGAGAAAGAAGGAACTCTTATACATTCAGAAAACACATTTCCATCTGGCGACCACCAAATACTACGAAGATTAGAGATAGATCCAGTAGTGAAATCAAATACCCAATCACCGGGAACGATCCCCCAAGCAGGGGATACATCATACTGTCTTATAGTGTCCGCTTGCCTAGCAGTCCAAACTTTTAATCCATCCTGCTTCCAAAATACATCAAGTCTGGTACCCCCTGATAATCCAGGATTACTTTGAACTTCACTTAAGACATAACCATTTGAAGGCTTAGCAGTTATGAAGGGCGCACCATCAAGCAGATAAACATCATTCGGATTGGTGTCGTCGAGCAGGTACTCGTCAAGATTCGCGGCATCCAGAAGAAGATTATCGTCAACGGAACCACTGAACGAGCCGCCAGCTTCCCAGAATTGTTTCATCTGGTCATTTAAAGAGCCGGTATGTCCTTGAAGAACCAACACCTGTGCCCACATATCATTAACATGGCCCGGGGTAGCACCCTGAGAAATGAGCATGCTATAAATACGATCATTTAGGGTATCACCGCTACCACCCTGCGTCAATGTCCATGCAAATAGCAGGTCATTGGTGGTGGGAGGCTCTAAGGGCAATTGTGCCCGTAGCGCCTCGAAGCGCACATCAGTAATGTGCGGCACGGGTTACTTGTACCTGGACGTTTTCTTAACGTTCCCGGCTCTTTTACGCTTTGCGGTCAAAGCCTTGACGCGCTTTTTCCTTGTGACTCCAGGATTCATACCCCCACCACGCAGGGTCTTGCCCCTCATACCATAGTGTCGCGGCACTACCTTCTCCTCAGTAATAGGCTTTAGGTGCTTTCTTAAGCCGAGAGTTCTTCACTATCTTCGACTTTTTCACCACCTTCGACCGTTTCTTCAACTTTGACCGTTTCGGTCTCGCTTTGTGCGCCATCAGTCGGCTCTCCAAACTTGGCCAGTTTTTGGGCCTGTTCAGCAACCTTTAGTCGCAGTTCCTGAACTTCGGCATTTTCCTCAACTGCCAAAATTTTCTCTTTTCTGCCATCGAGTCCCGCTAAAATTTTCTCAAGACTCTGTGGCGTTAACGGAATGGACATAGCAATTATATCTGCCGGTACATTTTCCGCATGCATTTTCTTGATCCGATGATACTGGCGAACGTTTGCTCCTACTCTCATGGAGATTTACTCCTTATTATATTAATTGAACGGTAACAAATCCTCCTGGAATCGCTCGATCAAACGATCGATCTTGTTGGAATAGTTACCAGAATTACCCGCAGGATAAAAAGTGTTACCATATGCGATAACAGCATCATCCTCGGTAAGTGCGGGAATAGCAGCCCCTTCGCCTACTACATAACCTTCAGCGCTGGGCGGTGCCCCGGTGACGAATGTAACGGCACCCGGACCCACAGGATATTCAGCTTCTCTTAGGCGGTCTCGAAGGTCCTTGAACGCCGATACAACACGCTGGTTGTTGATATCTTTGACATTCGTACCCATGAAAATTCCGAGTTCACCTGCACCAATCGTCAAAGTAGCCGCTGCTTCAACGGATACCGTGAAACTAGGCTTTGAATCAGCAATGTTACTGGCTACAATCTTGTCCACCTTTCTCTCCTGTAAAAAAGGGGTCCCGGTGACGGGACCCCAACTCACACTTCGCCAGAAGTACGGGTTAAATCGTATCCGCTAGCTGCAGATTGACGATATGCTCGTCCTCAACCCGAACAGCGCCAATTGTCATGAAGGAGTAAATCCTCCACGCGAAGCTGATAGATGGGTCTTCTGCGATTCGCGAAGTGATATCGCGGTCAACCATCATGCCGATAGCTTTCTTGGTCAAAGCAAAGCAATCGATATCCGTTCCAGGCGCAGTCGGATGGTTCAACCGTGTGGATACAATCCACTGGTATCCCATCCAGTTGTCAATGTAGCCCATTTCTGCGAGGGCTTTCACATAGACATAATCGCCGCTAGTCGCTTCCGTCAGCTGCAAGAGCTTCCGGGCCTGAACAGGGCCGATTACCAAGCATTTCGGCTCGTCTGGATCGATATCGTTGTCCAGGAACTTTTCAGTTACCTGCGTCACGAGGTCGAAATTGAGGCTGGTGTCATAAACATCAACCGTGACCCCGAAAACTTTCTGTACATCGGGGAATGGATTAGCAACGCCTAGACCATCAAGCGCGGTGCCGGTTGCTGCCGCAATGATTTCATCGTCGAACGCCCGACGCATCGCATAGCCTTGCGACTGTGCGAGGTTGGAGTTCGGGTCGATGATCATTTGCACGATATCTTCTTGCTCGGTGGAATCACCGGTATCGTACGTTGTTGGCACTGACACACGTCTTGACCACGGCCAGTCTTGCACTGGCGTGGGTTGGAGTCTAGTGGTTTTCACCAATGCTTCACGAGTGCCCAACCGTTCCCAGTTGTGCTCTTCAGAGTTCACACCACGTTCAGTGATCTTAGCTCGAAGTCGTGAGGGCATCTGTTGCGCAAGGTGGCGCAAAATGCTTTCGAATGTCGCTACGAAAACATTGTCAACAGTGTTGACCATGACTGGCTCCTAACAAATTAAAAGAATTCGCTTGGAGCAACCCGGCTAGCCGGACCCTCAGCTTCCAGCGTTCGTGCTGGCAACCGGAGGTGTCAAGGGACCTAGAATTAGGCAACCCCTCGACCGATCTCTACGAGAGAGGATACCACGTGACCCGGGGGGTCTGTCAATCCCTGGCAAGTTTCTTTAATTGTTCGACGTATTGCGGCCACTTTGCTTCTTGGAGCTTGCACCACTTAGTTTGCTCTTGCGGATCGCGGCTCGGATTGAGGCGACAGAAATCTGGCCTGTCCGCATAAATTTCGCAGAGGTTATCCTCCGTAAGGTGGATACACGCTTTGTCACCACGATCTAACTCCGGAGCCTTGAAACCCACCAACCGGCAACAAGCCCCACACTTCCAACACTCAAAGCTTGCCACCAGCCGCTGCCGCCCTATTTAAGTCAACAACACGCTGTACATACTCCTTATGCTGTGGATGTGCGCCATCCCAATACGGCCCTTTCCTATCATTCATAATCTCGTCCGACCTGGATTTAGCTTCCGACGGAGAAAGACGGGTTGTTGATTCATCTTTCTGGAAATTAATGCCTTCGCTGCCCAATTGCTTTCCTATGTTATAGAGCCACTTGAGAGAATCAGCTGGGAGTTTATTATCCGCAGCTAACTCCATGAGTTCCTTTGGTGCATCCGTACCTTTCATCACGGATTGTACCAATTGGAGATTATCTTCGTAAACGATCCCCCACTCCTGTTTAAGGGCACGGGAAGCTGCCTGGAATTGCTCGTCGACTTCCTCCGTTGTCTTTGTGGTTTTCTCCACAAGCGAGGTAAGCATTCCTTTATACTGAGCTTTGGTCAGGCCCAAAGAGTGAGCAAGCTTGGCGAAATCCACCATCTGCGTCGGGTCCACGCCCTCGGGGTGTTCATACCCGACAGCCTCCGCTGGTCGCCCCATACGGGTATATAGGGCACTCATTTGATCCGCATTATCTGGATCGGGTGTGGGTATAAGACCAGGCACCTTTTCAGCGAGCTTTGCGTGAAAAGCTGTTAACGCTTCATTCCCGGCATCTGGCCCGGGAATACGGATTGACGTGCCCGCTGCTGCTTGAGCATCAATGAATTGTTTTGCCAGCGACCCTACATCTGCAACATCTACTAGGGTCTTATGGCTTCTTATTTCTTCTGGAAGGCTATCCCTCCAACTCGGCTCTGGTGGCATTTTCTTTCAACCTTATCATCTGACGAATATATACAATAACATCCCGTTTACCAAGATTATAACTCGTGGTATCGGGTTCCCCGGCCTTGAAGATTTCGTCCGAATCGAACTCCTCCTCAAGCCACTCCAGGACTTTCTTACCGTCTGGCGAAGTGAATATACGGTAAAAATACCCTGATTTTCTTACAACATGATCAACCGCTAGCTGTTTCTTATTAGGCGGCTTCTTGTCCTGCTGCTGATCCTCCAATTGGTGTTACCTCCGCTAGTGCTTTCTGGCCTTCTCCCATAGCCTTCATGCCTTCACCTTCTTCTTGTGCTTGCAATGCTTGTTGTTCTGCAGCTATGGCCTCTTGTCGCTGTCTACGCAGTTTCTTGATCACAACATCTGAGTTCATGAGCTTAGCTGGCACTCCTTCCAGGCTCGCGATTTCTTTAGCAATCGCATCCCAATTCGGGACGTCCAAAACATCAGGCGTAACTTCACCAAGCTCGGCAAGTGTGGCAATCCACCGGGTAACACCCTGAGCAATATCTGCCCTTTGTGCACGTACAAGTGGTCCGGTGTAGATAATGTCAAGCTCGCCGGAACTATCGAATACAATGGCAGGAGGCTCCCCAAATTGTCCGGCCCGGTACAAGATATTGAAAGTCCGTTGTACGAGAGGGTCCAGATAATCTGATTGTAATCGCCCGAGCGTCGGACCCAAGAGCCGTTGCATGAGTTCATAGCGTGTTTGAACCTCCGTCGCTGTCATTGCAGGGGACTCTTTGAGTTCCAACTGGTCCACAAAGAAAATGCTCCGGATCGATTGCTTAAGTTGCTCCCTCTGCAACTGGCTTACATCGAACCGGGCCTTTGACTCGTATGGTTCCATTGAATCCATCGTGCGTACGACGGTTAAACCGGCAGGTTCCAAGTCGAGGTCGGACAAGAGACCCCGCTCTGTTACTTTCGTCGGAGGGTCGACAACCTTCTCAGTAGCTTTAAGAATAAGCTCCACGAGACTGTTGATTGTCAGTATATCCGGCAGCGCTATCATTGCTGGGCCATGGCCCCACATCGACTTGGAAGTCTTACGCCATCGAGGTATGAAAGCGGGATTTTCGTAATATCCGCCCTCTTCCCCGAGTTCATAGGCATCCTTATGGAGTATATATTTCATACCCCATGGGCGTTCTCTGGGTGCCAATATCCTCGAGACATTGGCATCCTTCTTATCCTCGCGTGGATAAATGACCATCACTACTTTTTCTTTGACGTCCATACCCTGCGAAGTTTTCGCTTTGGTGATTATATCTTCTGGACAACCCTCCGGACCAAATTTCGTTACTATCTGAACCGGGGTCCACATATAACGACGATATGACCGGTGCGCTTGACCGGACCAATCCTGCTCAAACCACATTTCCTCGACTGGCACGGATTGGAAAATAAGTTTCTGGAATACCCCATTCTTCTCTTCGACCTCCTCGATAATCATCGAGGTACCATATGTAACTAGGTCCAGGTATGTCTCGTTAGCTTCCAGATTGAAATTAGAATCCTGCAAGGCCATGAAGCACTTTTCAGAGGACCTTTCAAGCCACTCACGTGATTCTTGAATTTCATTGAGGGTATGATCACGATACCCTAGCTCAAACCAGCGTATAGCGGGGCTAGTAAGAGCGCCGTGAATACTAGCAGCAAGAGTATTAGCAGCGTCAATAGCTGTCGAGTCGAAAATCTCACGATTATCGCGCCATGTAACAGCATGCTCGGAGGTAATATCCCGGAAGAAGTCGCCACGGAATGGGACCACTAACTGGTTAATTACCTCCCAAACATCCTCAACGGTTTTTCGTTGTGATACTAGGGCGTCGTATCTGCGTCTGATTTCTAGTGGGTCCATGCCTTATACTTCCATCATCGTTAAACATCCAAGGGTACATATCCTGGTAATCCGTCTTCTGGCGTTTACGGTGACTACCTACTGCTGGTTTAACGTTGTGCTTGATTGAGGAATATTTAAGTCCCCCAACGTAATCTCTCCATCCCACACTGAGATAGCGCATAGCATCAGCGGGGTGACTCGCCCAATCATGGTAGGGCTTATCTCTAAACATCTGGAGCCTATCATCATACTCACGTCGATATGAATAGAGACCGTCAAGTAATCTTCCGGCCTTGTTTTCGTCAAACCGGGCTACTCGTATAATTGCTCGCGTCGCGTCGATCCCGTCCTGAACCGGGAGTTTCGGTACAATTTCGAACGAGAAGTTAAGCGCAAGGGCGAACTCCCTTCTTGTCTTTCCGGTAGTCCAATCGGTGTTTTCAAGATCGTGGGGTCCATTGTGCTCGTCATAATCATACGGGAGAGAGCGGACGTCCCTAATCCACTCGTCAAGAGCCTTGTTGCGCGCTTCGAGGTAGTCGATGATAATCGGCTTGCCATCGTCCCCGCGCTGAGTAATAATAATCGCTGTGGCATCCCTAAATCCTATATCCCACCAAGTTTGACAAGGTTTCATCGGATCGTGTGGGTAATCTCCGATCCGGCCTTCATCCGTTGCTAAATTCAGTTCCTTAGTATAGAACGCCCCTTCCATACCCGCTTCAAATGAGCAGTAATACTCTTGAAGAATTTTCTCCTCAGACATACCCTCATTTCTTTCTTCCTGGATAATTTCAGGACTGATAACGTGAGTGCCATCTGGTCGAAAAGTATCGTCGACCGTAAGAAGGCTACAGAACCACCGAGGGTTAGCAAGAGCCATATCATACAGTTTCTTGCCGTGATTCTTTCCTCTAGGGGTGTATATAAAGAGTGCCCACCCACCGTTCTCCGCCAAGATTGGGCGTATATAGTCCCAAGCTTTAGGGTCTGCGACTGCCCACTCGGAGAATATGACTCCAACTGGATTCGTCCCGACGAGACTATCATAGTTATCACTTCCAACCACCTGGTATATGCTTCCATTTCGGAAGCGAATTTGCATATCCGAGTTGTTGATCGGAGAAGATGGATCGCGCATTTCCTTGGGAAACGCCTGATCTATCATCTTGCGACCTTCTCGGTCTATACCGTCCCATATTACTCTCCGGCCCTGTTTGAGTGTCGGTAACATATGCCAAAAGGGTCCGACTCGCATTTGGGAAGACACAGCAGAAAGTTGCAAACAGCAACTGTCC